CCCATTGAGGCCTAAAGCCTCAGTGGCAATACCAAAGGGTAGTTTGAAACTATTTATGATATGCCGTCAGAGAATTGTATCTCTCTGCGGGATGTAATATCCAGACACCTGATTTAACGGTGGTGCCGCTGGTGATCAAACCAGAGGGCCCAACGCGATCTTATCGATTGCGATTCCTGGGACACCCATGCACTTTATTCCTAAAGTACATGTTAGGAGATTTTAAATCCTAATTGGATATCACCGCTTCTATGCAAACCTTGCAAAGTTAGTGGTTTCTCGATTCGGATTCCGTCTTTTATATATCTCTCCACAATTAACGGCGACTTAAGTCCGTTAAATCGGAGAAATTCTATATAACGACGGGCACCTCCGCTTGGGATATTTACAATTAAACTTAATTTGTAAAGATTATCCAAAGTTAATTTAACTTTCTTCTTATCATGTATATCAAGATTAGGTATTGATGTATGAGCTAAACGATCGATAACATCTAAGATGCTTACCTGATAACTTTCAGATTCGAATCTTAATAGTCATCACTCACCAAATAACTTAGTGAGGTCGTTAAAACTCCTACAATAATCCCTAATAATGATATAGGTTGAAGGCAGTATGGGCAACAAAAATAATTCAGTCCAGTCTGGCAGACCTACACGAACCTGAGAGACCACAAAACCTTTATTCAAGGTATATTTGATGGAATTTCATAATCCGTTTCAATCTTTCTTAATGGTATGTAGCATTATGCGTAGGAGAGGAGGAATTACCTCCAAACCTACAAAGTAGTCAAATAGCCTGATGCCATCCGCCCTAGGACGGTCACCTATCAGAATTTGATTAGTAAATGCTACAACAACTCAATCTATTAATAAGTTATATCTAAGATAAATCTTAGGTAACTTATTAATATATTGGGGGTAGAGATCATAGAGTTCACATACTCCCCTTCGCAGTAATTCAAATACAGTGCACAAATGTAATATTTGTTTCTCAAAGTGAATAATACTAAACCAGCTCCGATAGAAAATGTCGAAATTATTTCGACCTTTCAACTTCTTTGCAAATTCAGTAAATTCACTTGAGATAACAGATTTACCACTAGAAATACTTAAACCTAATGTTTCCATTAATTTTAAGTATTCACTAGCTACTGTATCGTGAGCAATGACAATATCATCACCCAATATACAATAATCCGTGAACCGTGTAGTGAATCCGCTGTTTAAAGCGGCTACCTGCACAATCACATGATGTGTTAATGCAAGCATAGCGAAAGAAGAATATGCTCCCATGGGTTGCCCTACCGCATAAGTCAGAAAGCCTTGTGGGCTTTTGTACTTAATACGTAATAAGGAACGCCATGAAGATCCAGGTGAATTCTTAAATATTATATTAAGAATATCAACTTGGAGATCAATAGGAAGTCTATCCGTTGCAGCAGTTAAATCAAAACCATAAAACTTTTGTGTAGGTTCATTTAATCACTTAATGAGTAGTTTAAAAGGTCGTTCTTGATCAAACGTTCCATCCTGGTCTATATTCTTTAATAACTTAAAGACATGTAGATGTAAGGAATAAAACGCGGTCTGGATTCACGAATTCGTTATTGCAACGATTCTCGCTTTTCCAGCTTGATCATAAACAACACTTAATTTACCCATTATAGGGATAAGTGCTCCGAGCATAAAGGAAACAATGGCATAAGGAAGAGTGATAAGTAAAATACACATCATTCACATCCAAAGTAGAAGCCCACGAAATTTATAAACCCTGACAGAAAAGTCAAGGTAAGTAAAAATCTTGGTGGGTTGAGTTATAAAACTCAACGCATCTACTGAAGATGTAAGTAATGATATTTTACCATTCGGGCCTGCTTTCATGGAACCGGTTATTTTCAGCTTTAACTGCTTAACCCTTTTGATATTCAATAGATGTATTGCTTTCCTAAGAAGCTTCTGATCTATAGTCTTTGAAACCCCTGTAAAGGGATCAACAATAGTACTATAATCAGGAACTACCTTAGTAGGCAATACTCTATGAACCGAAAGGATGGTAAGAAGGCATATAATTAATCTCTTACTTGCCCAAAGGACCTGATCATTTTGATCACGGATAATTTGGTCGCAAATAGGAAGAGGAATTATATTAGGAAATCTAAACTTATTAAGTTTAACGAAGATTTTCTTTGAAGGTTCTAGTTCAATGTTAGCAATTCTCCGTACACTCAACCTCATGACCTCCTTTAAATATTTAAAGAGGAAATTTGGTCCAGCTGTCTGTCAAATGTGATCACACTTACCTATTATCTTCATAAAAGAATCTTCATGCTCCTGCGTACGAGTACACCACACCACAAGTTTAACAAATCTTGGAAACTCTTTTGGAGTAATCCAATGTTTATTAACTCGCAATGTTGTCCTAACTCCCTTCGACTTGATAGAAAACGCTTTTAGTCCTAAGACTAGATCCGTTATTTTATTTAATAGAATTGAGTTTGTGGCTTGTTTATTTTTAACGTTTGTTAACGATAAAACAGTTGTGATACTTTCCGTCTTATGGGGTGCCAACCCAGGCAGATTCGACTTAGCTCGCTAAGCATACCACAATTTGTATACCGGATCATGTATGATCATAGCCATTAGCACACCTTATAGTTGTAAACGTATAAGAGAGACTGATTTGGGGCGTGGCTCGACTGATTCTCAACTGTTTTTAAGAAACAGTA